AACAAGTGCTATTAGCCATTTCACGGGTACGCCCAAATGATGATGTAACTACAGAAAATAACAAAAGCAGAAATACAGGCTGCCGCAATGAATGCTTCGGCAAAGTCTTTCATTACTCTGCCATAGTAAGTTGTGAGTCGCCAACCTCTTTTGCTGCTGATGGAACGATAAATGATTGGGTAAATGCCGCACGAGTAGGCGCATCCATTAACTTCATCATTGAAGAGACAAAATCACTTGTCTTGCTTTTTGGTATGCCAACAGTCATAAACTGAGCTAAAGCACCAGGATTCATCATCAACTCAGCCATCTGTCTGTTGTAAGCGTCTGCGTTACCTCTTTGTAAGTGCTCAACAGCCGCCTTCATCAATGTAAATGTTCTGTTTAACAGTTGTGGTGCTTCTTTGGCAATATCAGGCCCGCCAATATCTAACGCTCCAACTTTTCGTGCAAGCTCTTTTGCTTTTGAATCACGCTTAAGATCAGCTAAAACATTGTTAACAGAAGAAACTTCTTTGGGTGTTAAAACATCAGATAACTTTTCAAACCTTGGAATGCCAGTAGATTTTTTAATTGTCCCAGCAGCATTTTCAACAGCAGAAGCAAATTCACCAGCATTTTCTTTACCCAAAGGAGTGTTTAAACTCTTAGACAAGTAATCTCCAACTTCCATGCGGTTAAGTTTTTTACTGTAATCCGCATAAGAAGTAAGATATTTGCCCCACAATCCATCAGATGACTTATTTAATGACGCATCAATAAATTGCTTTGCACTACCCAAGGCTTTAGCCGCTTGTTGAGGGATTCCACCAGAAGCATATTGTTCACCAAGATTAAGCATTTTTGCAACATCTTGATTTGATATTTTTCTAATGTTTTCGTACACATCACGACTATTCAACAATCCATTTTCATCGGCTTTAGAAACAACTTTATCTCTAATACCTTGCAAAACAGCTTTGCTTTGGTCAGATACAGTCCCACGAATGGCCTTGTCTAGTTGTTCTGTTAAATCAGATGCTCGCAATGGGAAAAATCCATTTTGTTCCAAACTATTAAGTTGGAATTGTTTTAATTGGGCTTCCCCACGCAATGTTCCTGCAAGTTCTTTGTATGCTTTTGCACGACCTGCTGCTTCTGACGCAATATCACCCGCAGATAACCAACCAGGCTGACCTTTTTCTGCCAAAGATTTTTGAATTGTTGCAGCCAAACCAGTCATTCCAGATGTTTGTTCAGCAGCAGCCAAGCTATTAAACTTATCTGAAATCTCTTTTTCTAACTTAGTAAAAATAGGCCCTGCAAGATTAGTTTGCTCTAATGCCGCCTCACGCATTGGAGTTGTTACGCTTTCTCTTTTTGCGATTACAGCAGCTCTTTGAGCCTCTGTGCCAGCAATAGATTGAAGCTCTCTAGCTCTAGCCGCTTGTTGTTCAACTAAGCGCTCTTGAAATGCGCCCGCTACTTTTGGTTTTGCAGAAAGTTTACTTTGTGCTGCCGCCAATTCAATTGCAGAAGGAATATCAGAAATTGCTTGAGCCGCAGTTGGTCTAGAACCACTAACAATTTCTTTGGCATCACGCAATGCTTCAATAACTTTTGTTTTATCAGAACCAGCAAGCTCATTTAACTGCTTTTGCATGAACTCCTGACGACCAGTAGGGGTTAAGCCTTTTAGTGTGTTTAACAAACCACCAACAGCCTTTACACCACCTTCAACAATAGGGCCTAGTACAAAGCCTGTAGCCATTTGCTCTAATTTGCGCTCACCAAACTGCTCAACAGGAGCATTTACTGGTTGTAAAGCACTTAAGGCCGCACCAGTGCTTCCAGATCGAGCAATATTTGCCGCTATGCCTTGCCCTGCTAGTGGTGCTTGTGTAACGCCAACTAAACGATTTACAGGGCTTATTACGTTCCCAAGCAATTGGTAGGGATCAAAACCACTACTACCAACTCTTGCTCGACCTTCTTGGGTTGCTTGTTCAACATCACTAACAAGTTGAGTTGCGCCTTTTTTAATTTCGCCACCAAATAAACCCGTACTTGCTAACAACTGATTTACAGCCAAAGCAGGATCAACAACCGCCCCCTTAATTGTCCGAGCGATAGGACTACCAGCGCCAAACATCAATTCCATGCTTGAAACAGGTGTTGTTTTTATACCAAGTTGGCTATAAAAAGTGTCTTTAGGTATGTCAGAGTAAAACTTTGAATGAAAAGCATCCGCCAACTGAGTATCAGTCATGTCTGAATACTGTGGATATTCTTTACGAATTTCAGCAATCGTAGCCATAAAAACTCCTTAACGAATACCCAATGGGTCAGACTTATTTTTTGCAGGTTTAGCAGCTTCACCCTTAAGGTAACGCCTTGATAGATTATCTAAGATTGCCAAGTTTGCTTCTTTTGTCATTCCTTCGCTACCAAGAGAATCCAAATATGTCTTCAATTCAACGTTTGAGTTAAGTTGTTGAGCACTCATGCCAGTAGCTTCTTTAACAGCATTTAGTAATTGCAAACGAATGCTCTTTAATTCATCACGCTTAGCTTGCTCTGCAGTACCAAATGTGCGTCCTGCCATTTGACCAACAGTTCCCGTCTGAAGTGATGTCACCAAGTTTGCAAGAGGGCCTTTTGAGGTGCTTGTAATTCCACCCATTTTGGCTAAATCCTTGACTAAGGTTTCTGCTGTAGAAATTGTATCGCCCAAAGCAAGTTGACCTTCTTCAACCTTTTCAGCTTTTTCTTGAGCTTTGATAACTGCCGCACTTGGGCCTTTAAGAGATGCAGTTAATTCTGCTATGTCTCTCTTGGATTGCGCTTGCAATTGAGCAATTTGTAATGCGGTAGCACCTTGCACACGAGCCGCTTCAATCTTGGCATCAGCCGCAGTTTTAGCCGCTTCAATCTTAGCTTGATTAGCCGCCTCTGCTGTTGCAGTTCTAGCTTGTGTAGCCTCTGTTCTGCTTGCAGATGCAGTCAAAGCCGCAATAACTCTATCTGGAGAACCATACTTAGTTAATACAGCAAGAACATCATCTTGTGTAGCACCTTGAGGTAACTTAGACAACTCATCACGCAGTTTTGTTTCTTGGTCAATAGAAAGTTGAGTCTTAGCCGCAGTAGCCAAAGATGATGTTTCAGCCGCCCGTCTTTGTTGTGTTTGAGCCACATCACCCTGTGCTTGACGAGCATACTGAGCCAAAGCCATAGCGCCTTGTTGGTCACCCATCTGAGACAACATCTGAGCACCTTTTAGGATCGACTCAGGATTGGTTTGGTCAATCTGTTGGGCAATAGCATTCCTAGCACTAATTAGCTTCAACTGAGGGTCTTCTATGCCCATAGCACCTGCAATGCCACGACCTATTTGACCAATGCCAGCAGGTAATTGCGCTCTAGCAGCCGCACCTGGGTCTAGTCGGGCAAGGTCATACCCTTGCTGTAAGTCTTGTTGATATTGTTGACGCTGATACATATCAGGAGTCAATCCAAATAGACCCGCTACTATATTGTCTGCCATGATGAATCCTTAACTGTAAAGAAAATTATAGTCAATAGGCAGCCCAGCTTCTGATGCCGCAACTGAAGAAGGCGTTAAGCCCGATGTCAAACTGCCTTGTGGATTATTAAATAACCCACTAAACATATTATTTAATGACTGACCAAACATAGCATTTGGATTACCTGCCGCCATCAACGCTTGAGCGTAAGGATTGGCAGTAGCGTTGGCACTGGTTGCCAATGCCACGCTTTGTCCTGCACCCTGTAAACCCAATTGACCCGCTCTTGCCCCTGACAACGACGCTTGTTGAGCAAGAGCACTACTCATGTTGAATGGTTGTTGACCAAGTGTCTCCAAGTTTTGTACTTGACCTTGTGCCGTTGTATAAGGCGTATAGGCGGCTTGTTGACCACCATAATATTGACCCATAGCTTGTGCGCCTTGTCCCAATAATCCAGCCCCGTACAAGACTTGCTGTTGTCCTGCCTGTTGAGCATTAGCCGCTAAAACTGCCTCTTGTTGAGCACGAGCGTTGTATAAGGCTTGCAACTCAGGAGTAGTAGCACCCATAGTGCCACCTTGAGCAACTGAAAGACCCATGCGACCTTGGTTTCTTAGTTTAGTTTGCAAGTTAGCAAGCTCAGTCTCTCTGCTTGGTTGCAACAAGGCCATTTGTGAAGCAAGATAGTTTTTAGCAACATCTTCAGGAGTTTGGGCTAAGTATTTATTGCCAAGACTGAAGAGACTTTGTGCGCCTGTTTGTAAAGGAGCAAATTGAGCCTGTGCACCCTCGGCCTGAGTCAATCCTTGGTTTGACAAAGCAACAAATCGGTCTTGTTGGGCTTTTGCTTCGGGGCTTAGTGTGTATCCTGCGCTTGTCATTTGACCCGTTGTTGGATCAAAGCCAAACTGTGAAGTGCCAAACCTTGTGGTCATGCCAACTGGCCTGAATGCGGCAGCTTGTTTGGCAACAGCAGTCTCTCTGTCAATCATTGCTTGGGCTTTTTGAGCAGCTTCTTTAGATGCTTGTTGTTGTAATAGGCTTCCCGCAGTTGTTAATCCACCAGAAAACAAGTTACTCAAATTTGATGTATTTCCACCACCAAAAACTTGATTTGCAGCAGTTGTAATACCTGCTCTTGTAAGAGCATCGGTTAATACTTTTGACCCAGCGGTAGTTCCCGCTGTTGTTGTTAATGCAGTTTCTCCTGCCGCAATTTGTGCTGGCGTTAAACCCGCTGTTAGACTACCACCGCTTAACAACCCTCCACTAGACAATGCCGCAAGTTGTGCCGCTGTTAATCCAGGCAATCCCGCTTCGGCTGCGGCTATATCTGCCGCTGTAATACCCGCTGTTAAACTTCCCAATCCTGATGGGAGTCCCGCTTCTAATGCGGCTATATCAGCTACTGTCAGTCCCGCTGTTAAACTGCCACCGCCTAGCAATCCAGTACCTGCTGTTGCCGCTGCAAACTCTGCCGCTGATAAACCTAAACTAGCGGCTTCTGCGGCTGTTAGACCTAATCCTGCGGCTTCTGCGGCTGTTAAAGCTGTAGCACCAGCACCACCTGCCGCACCACCTAATAAACCTTCAAAACCACCCAAGCCATAGGCCGCACCTGCTACTGCCGCCAGTTTAAGCAAGTCTTTCTTTAAGGTGCTAGAAGATGCCCCCTGAGTAAAGAAGATAGGCTTTCCACTCTCATCAAACTCAACACCAAAACCCGTGTTTCCTTTGCCAGAGTAAGAACCAGACCAAAGGTTTCCTTTAGTTCTTTCTGCATAACCAGAAACTAATTTCTCACCAGTAAGTTTGTTGATGATCCCATCTTGAGTTTTACCAACTTGGTTGATGTTGGTTATACCGCTTTTAGCCAAGTCACTCGCCATGTACAAAGCCGCAGTCTCAGGAGGCAATCCACCAGACCATGCACCAGTTGTGTTTTGGGCAAGAATTTGAGCCGCAAGTTTATTGATGTTTTCTGTTGTTAAAGCAAGATTCTTTTGTGGTTGAGTTATCTCAGCAACAACTTCTGTAGGAGTAGCTTTCTTGTCTGTAGCACTTGCAAGTTGATTTAAGAATTCAGTTTGACCTGCTGTATTGACGTGGAATCCAGAAGCATCAACTAGAGTTTTACTGTTCAGCAAACCAGACATGGCATCAACCACAGTTACATTCTTATAAGGTTGAGCAACTTCTTTATACAAACTGTCCATCTTCAAGTTAGTGCTTGAAGTTACATCTGAAACAGAGCCTACTGCTGGCGCAGCAGATAAAACAACCTTTACACCTTCACGATCAAAGATCGACAACATTTGATCTATGTTGCTCTTAACAGTATTTCTGCTAACACCTTGCAAAAGATCATTGCCACCAATGTCTAAAACAACAGTAGAACCTGCTTTAAAAACACCACCATTATTTAGAAAAGTGTTTAATTGATTTAAAGCATCATCAGTCTTAAATCCACCAACAGCCACATTGGTTACATCTTCTCCAAATGCTTCTCTAGCAAGGGCAGTTTTTTCCTCTCCTGCCAACCAACTATCACCCGCCAAAATCGTACCGCCAAGTACATTTTTGGGAGCAATTGCTTCAACACGAGAAGATATTTCTGATATTGGAACTCCTGTGACATTAGAAATTTGAGATGCAGGAACACCCTTTTCTTGCATGAAAGAATAAATATCAGCATCACTTAAATTAGGTGATGACAATAAAAAATCTAGAACTTGTTGATTAGTAGCTGCCATTATTTTTCTCCATTAAGGCGCATCAGGCCAAGTAATAGTCCAAGGAAAACCAGTCTGCAAAGGAACATCTCTTAATGCTTGGCAGTAGTCTTTCCATGCTTGTGATGGAGTCATATCGCTACGAAATCTCCAATCAGTCTCAGACAACTTAGTGTCTCTGGTTGATCGCACAGACTTAGCCTGTTCAGCATCCTTAGAAGCCTTGTAAGCTACTTCTTGTTCAGCAGCAGTAGTAGTTACACCATCTACCACTTGGTCAATGAAGACAGGGCCAAGGATGTACTTTGTGTACCACTTACCATCCACTTGCTCAACACCAGAGGCTTGAGAGTATTGGTAAACAGTTCCACCAGTAGCTTGTGCGCCTTCAAAAACTACATCAGCACCCAAAGCCTCTAAGACTTCAGTTGTTGTTGTCTCCCATGATGGGCCACCATTGGCTTTTGTGTATGCACGAAATTCACTTTCGTACATGACTGCGCCTGTTTCTCTAATTCGTACTTGCATGATGATTCCTTATGCGATAGCCAAGAAGATGTATGTGCCACCAGAGGCATTTAGACCTGCTGGTGCGGCTGCTGTGACTTTAAAGCCTGTGCTGTCGGTGTCAACGTAGTTTGTGCCTGTGACTTCAGCGGCTGTGCTGTTAAGCAATACATAAGGGTCATTTCCTGATGTGATGCCTCGTGCTGAATCGTAAAGATACCAGTCACCTGTGCTGTCTGTTCGCTTAATGAGGACAAACCTTGCGCCACTTGTGAATCCGCAATTGACAGTTTGAAGTGCGCCTGTGCCTGTATAGCTTCCTACTTTGGAAACACCAGCGCAGGTTGCAAATAGGTAGGCGACATAGGTATTGCCAGAACCATTTACACCTGATGCTGTGCCCACAGTAAAGACTGAAGATGTAGGGGCTGTGTCATTCCAAATAAGTGTTGAACTTGTAGCCGCATCAGTTGTGTTTGGCTTTAAGTTTTGAGTTGCGCCAAGACTTGCTGAATAAGCTCTCCAGTCAGAAACGATTGATCTGCTCTTTACAATCATCAACTCTGGGGCTACACCCAAGTTGTGTGTCACAGTCCTTGCAACACCTGTACCTGTATAGCAAACAATGTCAAAGAAACTAGGTGCGCGACTAAATGCCCAGTTTGCGTATGTGTCGCCAGAACGATTAATTCGGTCTGTTGCTGTATCTGCGCCAAGAACATATGCTGTGTTAGGTAAAGCTGTTACCGAATCGGCGCTAGTGCTTTCTGATGCTGTTCCTGTTGTTTCTAAATAAGGCGCAATACCCCGCAGTCTATCCCAAACACCGGTGCTGTAAACAGCATTTCTTGCGTGAGAGATAATAAGATCGGTTGAAAAGTTTGTTGTAACTGTTGCCGTTGTGCCTGTTCCAGTTCTAGCAATAGGAATAAACACACTTGTACCACTCGTAGGCACTTTCATCGGGCCACGACGAATGGCTATGTAGATGTAGGTGTTAGAAGCACCAATCCCCGTTGCATTAAATCCAGTGTTTGTAAGAGGGAATTCACCAGTATCAGCCTCTGCGGCAGTACTATTTGGGATCAACTTCTTAGCGTAATTGCCAGCCACAGGAGTAACAGGCCAGCCACGCATATTGTCAATTATCTGCCATGACTCAACAGTGTTAGTTCTTTTGACAAGCACCCACTGTGGTTCATATCCAAGACTGACTGTTGCAGCACCAGAACCATCAGTCGTAAACGACCCACACGAAATCACATTGTCTGTACCAGTAAGACCAAAGCCTCCTGCGTTATGGGCAAATAGGTAGGCGACATAGGTTTGACCATTTTGATTGGTTAGTGAACTATTACCAACACTAAAAACTGTACTTGTTGGATCGGTACTATTCCAAACGCTTGCGCTACTAACTTCTGCTGCTGTGCTGTTTAAAACTAAATAATATGTTGATGATGTTGTTGAACGATGATAAACAGCCCAGTTTTCTGCGCCAGATGTTTTCTTAACTAAAATACATCCGGGTACGCTGCCTAAATTATGAGCAACTGTTGTTGCAGCGCCCGTTCCCGTATAAGTCACAACATCAAAAAACTTTGGTTGCTTGCGGAATGTCCATGAGGCGTAAGTAGCACCGTTTGCATTTAAATTTCCAGTAGGCAAAGAAAAGCCATTTGTATTAAATGCAGAAACAGCATAAGTCGTATCATTTGCAGATGCGCTAGTTGCGTTTGATAGCAAATAATAATTTGCACCACGAGCTGTATCAGTTAAATTATTTGAATTTATTGAATCTCTGCGTTTAACCCAAACCAAACCACCTTTAGTAGATAAGTCAATGCCATTGGTAATGGTCTGAGTAGAACCATTACCAGTATGAAGCCATGTGCTAAACACATCCTCAATGTACTGAGGAACAGCAGCCGCACCACCGCCAAAGGCATCGTAACTAGCTGCACCACTTGTTGCTTGTAATGGCATAGTGTTAAGCCTTAAATTGTGTGTTGCTTGCCAAGACTGTAAAGGTTGCGCTACCTGTCTTGATAATCAAATAACGATAGCTATCGATGCCACTAGCATTTCCAGCAGTAGGCGCACCACCTAACCACCTAGTAGTCACGCCAGAAGTCGAGCCATCCACTTGCACAGCAGAGTTGTAGTAAGCAGTAGAGCCTTGAGTAACCAAGAAAGCCACAGTCATTGATTGACCTGTACTCATCAAAGTATTCAATGAAGTACCGCTAGAGGCTCTGAAGTTAACTGTCCAGTTAGCACTTGCGTTACTTGTGTAGTACAGAACAGATTGAGTTGTAATGTCGTAGTTAATCGTACCTGTAGCTGCAGTAGCTGAAACAGTTGCAACCTCTGCTGCATCGTTTAAAACAATGGCAGTTGCTGATGAAGTTCCAGAAAATGTCTGTGTGCCTGTAAAGGTGTTGGCAACATTGACAACAGGGATATTAGCCCCTGCCAAAGTAGTAGCACCAGTACCACCATTGGCAATAGGAAGTGTTCCTGTTACGCCTGTAGATAGAGGAAGACCAGTAGCATTGGTTAAAGTACCGCTTGTAGGAGTACCCAACTGAGGAGTTGTCAAGACAGGGCTTGTCAGGGTCTTATTTGTCAACGTATCGGTTGTTGCTCTGCCAACTAATGTGTCTGTGCTTGTTGGTAACGTCAATGTGCCAGTATTGCTAATGCTTGAGATTACTGGTGCAGTCAGGGTTTTGTTTGTCAGGGTTTCTGTGCCTGTCAAAGTAGCAAAGCCAGAGGCAGTAAATGCCGCCTGAGTCCAAGCCGATCCTGTCCAAACATACAAAGTATTGACTGAGTTGTTCCAGTACAAAGCACCTGTCAACAGAGCATTTCCATCGTTATCAACACTAGGAGCAGAAGACTTAGAACCTAGATATCTGTCATCAAAAGAGTCATAACTAGCCGCTGCCGCAGTTGCTGAAGAAGCCGCATTTGTCTCGCTTGTTGAGGCATTAGAAGCACTTGTTGCCGCATTGGAAGCAGAGGTAGCCGCATTAGATGCAGAAGTAGCTGCCGCAGTAGTCGAACCAAAGATCGAATCTATTTCAGTTTTGGTATAAGCATTAGAGATGTTATAGCCAGCAATAGTCGTTGGATTAGTTCCTGCCGTAGCACGACCATAAGTGTCAAAAGTAATAGATTGGTAAGTGCCTGGAGTTATGCCAGAAGAAGCCAAATCAATGTTGTCCGAATTGACAACAATACGGCTAGAGGATGCAGTACCCACATCTAGCGTGTTGCCTGTTTTTGTTAGACCATTACCCGCAGTAATTTGACCCGCACCAGAGAACTGCGCCCAAGTAATCGATGTGCTACCTAGTGTTCCACCCGCATCAATTGTGCAGATAAAGCCAGAGTCAGCATTGGTTGTGCCTTTTTCAACAAAGGTAAAAGCCGCAACCAACTCAGCATAAGTGTCTGCATCTGTTGTGCGAGTCCAAGAACCTGTTGCACACAAGTAAATACCATTATTAGCAGTTGTAGTCTGGTCTTTAACCAAGACCCGATCACCCGCAACAATGGATATGCCATCAATGGTTTGTGCGCCAGACAAAGTGATATTTGCAGTAGTAGCCGCAACCACAGAGGCTTTTGCATCAATACCTTGAGCTAGTGCATCTACATAACCCTTGGTAGCCGCATCAGAATCGTTTGTAGGGCTTGCCAAACCAGTAATGGTTGCCGATGTACCGCTATCCATGTCCAATGCGCCAGAGATGGTCACATTGTTGAACGTAGAAGT